ACCGAGACGGTGGCGTTGGCCGGTCCTTCCTGGCCCATCTGGAACGACAGCTCCTCCAGCACCGCCCCCGCATGGCGAAAGAAGACCGGGGTGGTAAGCTTCGGGTGCCCGATCTCGATCAGGAAGGACGGGATGCTGTCGGCCCCGCTGCGCCAGACATGGCGGTACCCGCCACCCGTGAGCGTGGGGGCGGAACGCTGTCCGGCCGAGGCGTCCAGCGTGAAGGCAGTGCCGTCCGGGCCGGTGGTATCATGGGTGATCGTGAGGGCTGCGCCGTCCTCCACGGCATAGGTGGCGACTGCAATGTCGGGATCGCTGGCAGCATTGAGATCGGACGCAAGCGCCCCCAGCGTATCGGCAAGGCTCACACCAACTTCCGTCTCCTCGCCGGCCGCAACTCCCGCAACAAGGGTCCAGGTCACCCCGTTCAGCGTGAGCGTGTCGCCGGGTGCGGAATTCTCGGCGAAGGTGATGCGTCCGGTCGCGGCCTGCGGTGTGGTCTCGGGATCGCCAAACAGCGCCGTCATCCACCAGCCCGTGCCCTGCAGATCGAACGGGATCTCCAGCTGCCCCTCGTCGGTGACCAGCCCGCGATACGGGTCCTGCGCGTTGCGCCCGCGGCCCAGAAGCGGGTCGTCGCCAAGCGGGATGCTCGCCGACAGATCCGCCGTCTTGAAGTCGAGTGCCCGCACCGGGCCGGTGGTGGCCCCGCCATACTGCATCTCGCGCACCGCCCTGAGTGTGGCATCGGCGCCATAGGCGCGTTGCTTGCCCATGCTGGTCCTCCCTGTGATGTGCAGATGTGATGTCTTGAGTTGATCGCGGCTGTCCGGCGCACTCACCCGCTCAGCGGTTCGCTGACCTGGTATTCCAGCGTGACCGCGAGTGCCGCCGCCAGAAACGGCGCGCCGCCCTCCACCGGGACGGGCTGCAGTTCGGGCGCAGACGGCGTCATCAGTTCCACCCGCCCGCCGAGGCTGTCGTCATGCGCCAGCGCGGCACCGATGCGGGCGATGAGCGCGTCGAGCGCTGCCTCCGCAACCCCCGGCGGCATGAACGCCTCGATCTCCACGCGGTGCCGGTAATATGCCCGCCACGGACTCAGCGTCACATCCGGCTCGCCCGGGTTGCCATCGCGCAGGATCACCAGCCCTTCGGCCGGCACCCGCTCAGGCAGTGTCGCGTTGCGCCGGACCTCGGCGCCTGCGCGCGCGGCCAGCTGCGCCGTCAGCGCAGCAAGGATCGTCTCGCGGGTCGAGGGCATGGACGGTCCTTCGGTGGGTGGTTGGATGAACGTCGCGGCTGTGAATGATGCAGTGGCGCGCGCATCAGATACAGACTGAGGCAAGTCGATGTCGGTGGTCAGCGAGGTGGCGGCGGTGACACCTGTTTATACCCGTTTCGCCGTTGGGCAGGATCATCAGGCCCTCGGTCGGAACGCGTTCTGGCAGCACTTCACCGCGCAGCGCGGTAGCGGACAGCGTCAAAGGCCGCGCGTGCAGCGCGGCGAGGATGGTTTCGCGGTGCGTGGGCATGTGGTATTCGATATCTGTTGGAGTAATTTTAGAGGCTGGAAATCTTTGAGGTTCGACGAGCTTCCCAAGTTCAAGCTCATCTCGGCGAAAGGTGCCGCAGACAGAGTTTCTGCGGCAATTAGGGTGGGCGCGCCTCACGCCGATCGCGTCCTGGAATGGGGGCGGAAGCAGCAAGCGTGGGCGAGCTCGCACTTGCCGGACTCCGATCAGATCGAGACATGGGCTCGGGAAAACGCTGATCGGTTCGGTTGGCGTGAAAAGCCTGCTTCGTCCTCGCTGGAGCACCTCGAGGACACTCTCACGCAGATTGTTGCGGCAATCCGGCAGACGTCGGACAAGAAGGCAAAAATTGCAGTCGCGGCTTCGATAAAGACACTGTCGGGTGCTCTGGCTGTGGGCAGCATATCGAGTCTCGTTGGCACATTTGGAACGGCATCGACGGGTGCCGCTCTCGTTACCCTGCACGGGGCAGCCGCGACATCGGCTCTGAATTTCTGGATAGGCTCCGTCTTTGGTCTCGGCGCCGTGGCTGGTGCAAATATACTCACTGCTGGTGGTTTGGGTGTGGGCGTCGCTGCCGGTCTATTCGGAGCGCGAAGAATGTTTGGCAAAACTCGCTGTGAAGACGCGTTGCAAGAGCACGAGAAAGCGATCCTTGTAGCATGCATCGCCCTCATAAACGCTTCCCAGCAGCAACGCGAAGAGGCGCAATCGCCCTCATCAAGGGAGGTGCGTCGTATTGCCGAACAAGCCCTCATTCCGCTGGCCAATCAGATAAATCAGCACTGGGATGACGCCTCCCTGAAAGAGAACGGAAAATCCGAATGCGAACCATTCACTCGAACGCTGGCCTACCTGCAAAGACGCAAGCTCGATCAGTGCAGGACGGAACTTGGCAGGATTGCACTGACCGCGATGGCGAAAGACACGACGGTCTGATCCGAAGTGCCGCTGTTGTCGTTGCAGTCACCCTGCAGCGCCTTCTTGACGACCCCACTCGCACTTGGTCGGCGGAAGAACATCTCGTCCTGGACGCTCTCAGGCGCTCGGCGACGAGTCTGAACGATGCAACGACGGAAGAACTCGCTCAATATCTCGCCGGGCTTGCCCCGGAGCAACTGCGTGGTGTCGTGTCCAATGTGAAGGGTATCTATCACGAGTTACTGTTCGTCCATGCAGAGAACATCGACGCAGACGAGGTCTCCGCTCGTGTATTCGAGGCGACAAACTATCCCGGTGCGGATGTCGAGTTCGTTGTGGATGGCAACGCAATTCACGCCGTCCAACTGAAAGCCGTCGCCTCTCCTGACACCGTATTTGAGCACCTCGTCCGCTATCCCGACATAGAGGTGATCGCTACCGAAGAAGTCGCAGCTAGAATTCAGAACGTCAGCAGCTCCGGCTTTTTGAACGCAAATTTGTCCGATGACGTTAGGCGCGTCGTCACCGAACTGCCGGGAGACAGCCTCGCGACCGAAATCGCGCAAGGCGCTGCGACCTCCGCGCTTTTGGCAGGAGCCATTTCTGCCGGTCAGGTTTTGCGCACCGGCAAGGTATCTCGGCAACAGTTCGCAACGGCATTCGGCGACGTGTCAGTTGGAGTCGTGACTGCCACGGCCTTGAATGTTCTTATCGACGGGCTTGGCTGATATCATCTACCCTTCACCCAGTTCGCCACGATCAGCCCCGGCAAGCTGTCATGCGCCCGATCTGTGTCCCGATCGAGATCCAGCCGTTTCGGCAGCTTCACCTGCGGCACCAGCAGGAAGATAGGCACAGTGGTCAGGCCGCGGCCGGTTTTCGATCGCGAGGCAACTGCACGGCCCCCCTTGTTCAGCCGCCCTTCGGCGACAAGCAGGCTGGGGCCGGATCGGCGGTAGACGAAGCGCAGGCGCAGCCCCGTTCGCCGTTCCCACTCGACCGGGGTGATCCGGCCGCCACGGCGGGACTTGCCGGCGGCTGTCGTCGGGATCGTCAGCCAGAACCCATTGCGCGAGCGGATCAACGGTCCTGTATCATGGGCGCTGACGATATCGGGCGCTTTCGACCAGACGAGGGCTGCGGCGTTCAGGCTGGGCTGGCCCTTTGGGTATTGCTCGGATCGGATCGTGCGCGCCAGCCGCTGTCCCAGCCCCGCGCCGGTGATCTGCCCACGCCATGCGGTCTTGAGACTGGTCCCGGCCTCGCGCGTGGCCGCCGTGACGGCTTTCTCGCCGGCCCTGATCTCAGCGGCCATCATGGCGGCAAGCTCGGGGGTGGTATCGAGTTTCAGCTTCATGGGGATCACGCAGGCCTGAGATCAATGGTCCAGACGAGCCGCTCGCGGTCACGGACCGGCTCGCCCTGAATGAGAAACGCCTCGCCATCCATCTCGAGACGGTCGCCGGGGCGCGGTTGCACCACCTCGGCCACGCGCAGATCCACGCGCGTGGTCTCCGACCAGATCCGCGCGTCGCCGAAGTTGGAGATGTCGTCCGCGCGGCGTGTG